TGGGGTAAAGTTTGACCAAAGCGGTTACATGCATCGCACAAAAATCAATGGCGTGTGGTGCACCTGTCCGGTGGAGGCGCATTCGCGCAACAAGCTGATCCGGGACATACACTTGGCCGAGAAGTTCTCAGGGGCTGAACTGATTGCAAAAATACAGCGCACCTTGGTGTGGGACCAAGTAAAATATCCAGAGAAGGTTATACGGGCGCTACTGCCTTTGAAGTATGCCAAACCGGGAGACAGGCTGATTAAAGTTTGTCAAGACACATTGTTAAGCGTGGCTGGTGTGCTTGGTGTTGCTAACACCGCTAGTTTCAGATTGGACATCCGAGACCGAGGGCACCTCGGGAAGGTTGAAAAGCTGAACGACACAATATCCCGACACACTGGAGGTCAAGGGGCATTGTATCTACAGGGATCGGCGGGGCGGTCTTACCTAGGGTTCAACACCATACAAGCAGCCACCGAGACCCGATTTCAGATACTAAAGAAGGCAATTAACCCGTTCAGCGTTTTGCAGTTAATTGCAAACAGCGACGATCCTCTTGAATACATCCGCAATTGTGGGGTATGGGAGTCAGCCGACGGAAGCTTGTATGATTGGCAAGGCCTCAGAACTTAACCTAAGGAACACCCCATGTCTTTGAAGATTTTGCTAGACCCCATCTACTCGGGTCACATGTCACGCTGTTCGACAGCGTTCAAGTATCGCTCCATCATCGAATACAGTTTGGCCGAAGGCAAGACTGACTGGTTCTTCTATTGGGTTATCCCGCCGTTCTCTAACATGACCGAGGACGAGCTTGCGTGGATGCCCAGACACCCACAGATCAAATACATTGAGTTCCCCGTGCACGAGGATCGCATGCGCGAATACATGCGGTTCAATGACCAAATGGACATGATCTTTGGCTTCAACGGAGACTTCTGGGACTTTGACGCCATCATTACGGTGCGGACATCGCAGATTGCAAACATGCGCGCCGTTATTTCCAGTCCGCGCCAGAAGTCCATCGGGCGCAGGCTGAAAAAGATTGTATGCCTGGAGGAAATGCTAATCATCGACACGAAGCCCACGGTGGCAAAGAGTGACGTTATAGGGCAAGAACTACAGACCATCACAGGCTATTTATGCTCGGACCTCACCATTGTGCCGTCTCTGCAAGACAAGCATGATATGATCAAGACCGCCCGCAAGTATCTGTCGCCGTCCACTGTTATCGACATGAGCAGCCGTATCATCAATTCGGTTGCCGCCACTCTGGACAAGCCCAAGCGGAAGGCACCGGAGTTCATGTTCAAGAAGGGTGAAAGGAAAATGTGCTTGAGCTTCACCGGGCGCATGGAGAAAGTGTCGTCCAACTTGGACGCGATATACGCAGTAATGACCAACCAGTTCATCATGGGCGGTGAGCAAGGCATAAAGCTGCTGATATGCACCGTGAGTAAGGCAGCCCCTGAACCGCCCCCGGACTTCGTCGAATTGCGCCGGCCTGTGCGGGAGGAATTCTGGCGTATAGCGAGGGAAGAAATGGACGTAATGCTGATTCTATTCAACCACGCAGAAATGGGGCTGTCTATGATTGAACCCATGTTGCTGGGTGTTCCGGCAATCATCATAGATCAGGCGTGGACCCGGTCTATTTGGGGGCCTAAATACCCATTCCTCGTGTCAAACGAGGTAGAGGCTTACGCGGTGGCCAAAGCATTCCGTGATGACTACGACAACATGTATGCCAAATTCTGGAAATATATGGTGGAGGTCTTCAATCCGAAGTTCGAAGACGGCGAGTTCTCCACGACGTATTACCCGATAATTCACAAATTCCTCGCAGACCATGAGACATTCCTGCACGGGGACGGCCTACGAAAGATGATGGCGGGTCGCACCACAGGGGAAGGCATGTTCCCGGTCCTGGCAGCGGAAGCGGCAAAGCTGGACGAACTCGTGATGTTTGATTTCATCCGGGACCTCGGGAAGGCCGGGCTGTTCGACTTCCTGCAGGAGAAGACCAAGGACGGGGATAGAAACCGCCGCAGGATCACGTTTGCTACCCCTTGGAACGAGTTCCGAGTCATGTTCAAAGCTTTCCTAGGCTTTACAGACGCTAGTTCTGCAGTCGGACACTTGAAGAAGGTAAAATAGGATGTCGAAGTATCTTGAGCTGCAATACGGGGACGCCGCAAAACGGAAGCATAACGAATTCCCAGGAAGGCTGATTGACTTCTTGGAGGAGAAGTTCAGTCTTCGGGGGCCTAGAACCTTGCTGGAACTTGGTCCGGGCACCGGGGATTTCACGAAAGCGTGGCGCGATGTGGGGATGGAGACGCACACTGTTGACCGCAGCGGGACTGAACTCACGGACACGAAGGCTGACCTAAGTGAGGACGAGTGGGGCTGTTGGTTGAAGGACAGACACCAGTTTGATGTCGTGTTTCACAAGAACGTTATAGAGCATATCCGCGACCCCGAGCATATGATGGAGCAGACCCTAATGTTAATGCGCCCTGGGGCTGTGATCATAGTCATGTGCCCCGACTGGCGCACCTATATGAAAACCTTCTATGATGATTACACGCACATCCGGCCTTATGATGTCGTGTCTCTCTCGGACCTGTTGAAGGCATCGGGTTTAGAGAATGTCACTTGTGAGCGCGTTTACCAGTATCCAGCTATGTGGACTCGACCTTGGCTACGCGGGGTGGCCACTTTGTGGCGGTGGTTCACCCCTGTAGAATTCAGTCTGTGGCTGTCCAAGACTACCGGGGTGCAGTTTTTCAGATGGGCTTCGCAACTCAGCCTGTTGGCATACGGCACAAAACCTGTATAGAGTGCGTAGAGACATTCGCAGGGACGCAAGGAGCCGTTATGGACGCCGTGGACAAGACCAAATCGCTTATAAGAAAAGACATCCCTGTTGGGTTGCTTGTGAAGAATGATAAGAACCCCAACAAGATGAAACCCCGCGATTTCGATCTTCTGGTAGATAACATCCAGAAGACCGGAATAACGGACCCTATACTGGTTCGGCCAATACCGAAGACCAAAACATTTAAGATTGTCGGGGGGCATCATAGGTTCGACGCTGCCATGTATTTGGGTTTTGAAGGCGTGCCTTGCACTGTCATTACTGACCCAGACTTCGACGAAGAAGCCGAAACATTCCAGGTTGTCAGGATGAATATGATCCGAGGCAAGATGGACCCCGCCGCCTTCTTTGCTATGTATGACTCGCTATCCAGCAAGTATTCCGACGCAGTTTTACAAGACGCCTTCGGCTTTGCAGAAGAAGCGGAATTCCGTAAAATGGTTGAGCAGACTGCTTCAACCATAGAAGACCCCGCCATGAAGACTCGCTTCAAGGAAGCGGCCAAGGAAGTAAAGACTATCGACGGTCTGGCCCGCATCCTAAACGAGTTGTTCACGAAATACGGGGATACGCTGCCTTGGGCATTTATGGTGTTTGATCACGGGGGCCAGCGCAGCGTATGGTTGCAGGTTAGTGAGAAAACCATCAAGACTTTCGATGTCATAGGGGCACTATGCCAAGACAAGGACGTTACGGTGGACGATGTCATCGGAGGGGTTTTGCAGCTAATTGCAAAAGGTGACCTCAAGGATCAGGTCATGGCCATTATAGCCAAGGCCCCTAAGGTTGTTTTGCCCGCCAACATGCAACTGATACCAACTAAGCAGAATATAGCTTCTATTGGGGAGCTAGGCTGATGGCCGGGAGTAAGGTGGCTTTCGCGTCTCTGAAGGCCCTGGGCGAAGAAAAGGTGGGTCGTATTGATGACATGCTCAAGAAGGGCATGCCCGCAAGCCAGATTGCCGCTATTATCCACAACGAATGGGGGGACTTGAAACAGTTAAGGCCCGACAGCGTCAAGAAGACTCTGGAGCGGTATCGCGGGACTGAACTACGGGATCGTGTAGTCGCGGATATTGCGGGGGCCTCCCAAGGTATGCGAACCAGCACTTTGCAGAAACGAGCCTCGGCTATGGACTCGCTGCAAGAACTGGTTGACATACAGACGACACGCTTCAAGAAGATGCTGGTGAAGGAGCAGACTATGCCGCTGCTTCTCAAGAATGTATCTGACGAGGGCAGGTTGCTGAAAGAAATGTTGGTAGAGCTAGGCCGTCTACAACTGGAGACGGGTGTGCTGCACCGCGCTCCGAAGAAGATAACGGGGCAACTAACAGACAACGATGGCAAAGTGTCTATGTTCGAATGGACCCAGGAACAGGAAGACTTGTTCAAGTCTATTGGGGCCGACGCGGGGTATGTCCATGTCCAAGAAGCCTAAGATACTACAGGTAGAAACCCCCAAGACGCTACACCCGCTAGAGGCGGCTATGGCTATCCTGCAGGGCATGGGGTGCAGTGGTGAATGGGTATGGACCGTAGGCAAGCAGATAGCCGCTGACGCGTCTGAGCAGGGCATATCCGAAAGGCAGGCGCAGCAGGATCGCCTAGAGTATCTGCATTATGCCATAGGGCACTTGAAGACTATGGCTTCGCACGGGCCGGGGAGATACTTCCACCTGCCTGTAGACCCTAGAACGTTTGTAGAACACCCTCTCCTAATGAATAAGAAAGGCGTGCTATGGCCCCCGGTGATGCAGGAATTGCAAGCGATCAACGACGGGACGCGTGTGGAGTGTGTTTTGACGGGAGGCATCGGCGTGGCCAAAACCACGCTGGCACTCTATACGCAAGCATACCAGACTTACTTGCTAAGCTGTCTGCGGAACGCACACGCCGTGTTCGACCTCGATCCAAGTTCGGAGATACTGATAGTATTCCAGTCGATTTCGAAGAACCTAGCCAAGGACGTTGATTACAGCCGCTTCCGAGACATGCTGGAGCACGCCCCGTATTTCAGGAGCACGTTCCCGTTCAACAAAGAACTCGAAAGCCTAATGATTTTCCCGCGCCGGATAATCATCAAGCCGGTGGCCGGGCACGACCAAGCTGCCATCGGTCAGAACGTCATCGGTGGCATTATGGACGAAGTGAACTTCATGGCCGTTGTTGAGAAGTCCAAAATGTCCACGGACGGCGGGGTCTACGACCAAGCCATGCAGAATTACAACACTATTGCCCGTCGTCGCCAGAGCCGGTTTATGAACGCTAAGGGGCTGCTTCCTGGCATGCTATGTCTGGTGTCTTAGCGTAATTACCCCGGCCAATTCACTGACCAGAAGGAGAAGGAGGCGAAGACCAACCCCCGCATATACATCTACGATAAACGCTTGTGGGACATAAGGCCTGGACGCTTCTCAGGACCTAGGTTCGACGTGTTTACCGGGGACGCCACGCGCCGGCCCCGCGTCTTGTTGGAAGGAGAAGTCCTGACCCCCGCAGACGAGACATACCGCTTGTCCGTGCCCGTGGAATACCGCGACAGCTTTGACACAGACATACTTGCCGCGCTACGGGACATTGCTGGCGTGAGCACTTTGGCCTTGCACCCATTCATTATGGACACACAGGCAGTCGTTGACTCATTCGGTATCGTAAAGTCTGTGTTGAGCAGTGAGTCTTGTGACTTCAAGGACCAAATCATCCAGATATACCCGAAACGCTTCACCAACCTACAGTTCCCTCGCTTCATGCACGGGGATATGGGTTTGACGGGGGACAGCTTCGGTTTTGCTATCGGGCACGTGCCGGGGTTCAAGACAATTAGGCGAGGCCATGAGGTCGAAATAATGCCGATTATCCAGTATGACTGTCTGTTGGAAATACGCCCGCCCAGAGGAGGGGAGATAGAGTTTGATCACGTAAGGAGACTTATGTATCGTTTACGCGATTTAGGGCTTCCCATTAAATGGGCCACTTTCGACAGCTTCCAATCCACGGACACTATCCAGATGCTGAGGCAGCGAGGGTTCATAACGGGGTTGCTGTCGATGGACACAGACACTCTAGCGTATGACGTGACGAAGCAAGCCCTGTATGATCGCAGAATAGTCGCCCCCGAACACGCCAAGGCCCAGGGGGAGATTGTGCGATTAGAGCGTGATCCTAAGACGAAGAAGATCGACCATCCCGCACGTGGATCGAAGGACGTGTCAGACGCAATGGCTGGGGTATGCTACGGGTTGACAATGCGGCGTGACGTGTGGAGACAGCACGGCATCCCAATCACCAGCATACCCCGAGGGTTGCTTAAAGCGGAAGACAAGAGCAGAGGTAGTTTGAACCAGACTGAAAACCGCCAACCCACGCACCCAGGATTGAGAGCATAATGATAACCCGCTTAGAGTTTTTCTCGGACGGTAACAAGGCACTGTTCTTGGAAAAAGCAGATTTGGCACGGTGCTATGTCGAATGTATTGGGTTAGACTATGTGCACTTAACTGCACAGGACCCCGAGCTATTGGATGAAGCCCGCGACCTGGGTGCCTTTATAACCGAACACGAGGAAGAATAGTGATGCTAAGTATTGTGGAATTGTTAGAGCGTGCAAAGCAGCACGTTGCCATTGAAGCAGGTCTGCCGGCACATTTGCTGTGGTGTATGGCAGACGACATCAGGAACAAAGGGTGGGTGCTGCGCCAGGACGTGTTTATGCACCTGTCCAGGGCTGCTGCAGCCGCTCTGGCGGGCTTTGACACCCTGACGGCCAGGAGACTGGCCACGGAGATTGACAACACCGCCGCTGCCCTTCTACGGGACCAATCGTTCTCCGATCCTCGCACCGGTATCATGGCCTGCGCCTTGTTCACTCTGCGGCTCGTGTCCGAGGGCCTGTTCCCCGACGTAACCAATCAAGCCGTGCTTATATCCACGCTTCTGATTGATGACAGCAAGGACATGGGTTCTGATTTGCCTGGGCATACAGCGCAGTTGCAAGCGGCTGCGGACAGTATGCTCATACGTGCACGGCTTAGCGGGTATTACACAAAAACACTTGCTCAAACTCCGGTAAACCAGCAGTATTAGGCATACCAAAACCACAACAGGCCAAGGAGGGCCACGTGGCCAAACGAATTTACACTTTCGGAATGCCCAATGTCAGCGGGAAAGTTGCTGATGGGGATGCAAGCATGGCTATGTTGCTGGGGGGTAAGGGAGCCAATTTGGCAGAGATGGCCAATCTCGGCATCCCGGTGCCCCCAGGCTTCACAATTACAACGGATGTGTGTAAAGCATACGAAGCCCTACTCGTGCAAGAGTATACGGTTCACACCCCCGAAGTTCAAAATTTCATTGCCGACTTGATGCTAGAAGTAATGGAAATGTATGATGCACTCACAGACTTGATGGGGTATGCCCCTCTCGTGTCGGTTCGGTCGGGGGCGCCAGTTTCCATGCCGGGGATGATGGACACCATCTTGAACGTGGGACTTACACATGACACCGTCAACGATTGGGCGGATAGGCTTAGCCTGCGCGCAGCACGAGACAGCCAACGCCGACTGATACAGATGCTTGGCCACACAGCATATGGGGTGCCTTCGGACGAATTTGAAGCGGCTTTGACAAAGCTCAAATTCCAGAAGAAGGTGATCCACGACGCGGACCTGAACGCCGACGCATTGGTCGAGTTGGTAACAATCTTTGGCGGCATATTCAAGGTGCACACGAACCAGTATTTCCCCCAGACTGTGGAAGAACAATTGAGTTCGGCAGTGATGGCTGTTTTTGATAGTTGGATGAACCCGCGAGCCATTGAGTATCGTCGTATTCATAATATCCCAGCCGCTATGGGCACCGCTGTAACTGTTCAGTGTATGGTGTTCGGTAACACTGGCATGAGTAGCGGGACTGGAGTCCTTTTCAGCAAGGACCCGTCCACGGGGGAAGATGTGGCGTTGGGGGAGTTTCTGCCCAATGCGCAGGGTGAAGATGTGGTGGCGGGTATCCGCACGCCCTTGAAGATCAAGGCCATGTGCAAGCCCCACAGGCCCCCGGAACTGGACGATTTGGGTTGGGGGGTTGTGCATCACGAACTGATGACACTCACCACCACCCTGGAGGGTCATTACTCGGATATGATGGACATTGAGTTCACAGTCCAAGACAAGAAGCTATGGTTGCTGCAGTGCCGCATTGGGAAGCGCTCGGCCCTGGCAGCCGTGAAGATTGCGAAGCATTTCTGCGAACACGGTACCATTACTGAAAGCGAAGTCCTCAAACGTGTGACCGTTGCGCAATACAAGGTTCTGCGACGCCCGACGATTGCAGCTAACTTCAAACAGCCCCCGCACTTGGAAGGCAATGGGGCCTCCCCCGGCGTAGCCATTGGGGTGGTTGTCCTGACAGCGGACGCTGCAGTTAATTGCAAAGAGCCTTGCATCTTGGTTACCAACGAGACCAACCCCGACGACATCGCGGGAATGTTCAAGGCACAAGGCATCCTAACCCGGACAGGTGGATCGACCAGTCACGCAGCCGTGGTAGCTAGGGCTATGGACAAGCCCTGTATTGTAGGCTGCCGAGGCCTCCCCATCGAATTGTCTTACTTGGAGGGTAAGAAGGTGGCGCTTTGTGGAGCCACTGGCCGGGTATGGATCGACACAGAAGTCCCCGTGCAGGATGCTACATCTGACCCAGATTTGGCATGGTTCAAGGGGATTTGTATGAACACGCTTGGTTTTGTGGAAACCACTTCAGACCTGTCCGAAATAGGTAAAGGGCCAAGGAATATTCCACTGTCCGCGTATTGGGGGCAACCTGCAAAGCTACAAGAAATACTGGAGCGAGTTGCAGAAACCAAAGCAGCCGCTTTCACCTATATGGATGTCACGCCTCCCAAGGTTATCGGGCAGGATCACCAATTGCTTGCATGTGTCGGGGAAGCCCCATACGTTGACCCAGAATGGTTCAACATGAAAGGCTACCAATTTATGATAGTTGACGGGCAGGCATTGGGGACAGGACCAACCGTGTGCGGGGGGCCTTTAATGCCCCATACTGTGGTCAATTTGGAGACGAACGGTTACATAGTAACGGAGAAGGCTAAGACCCTGGCCGACACGTTGAACCGTGCCTGTGAGGTGTCTAACGAGTTCATTACAGATGTAATCGGGGGATCGCATGCTTGGGCAGTAATTAAGGCGGCTCTAAATAGTGCCGGCTACGCGGTCAAGACGGTTCCAATGGGTGCCCCTGTGGAGTATGCTGTGTATATGGCGTTGTCCAATGCCAAAGCAGCATAAGGATTGGCAGGATGCCTCTGGTATTGTCGTTGAAGACTGGTCAGGATTTCTACGTAGGGGAGGAGCAATTCTATGTCCATAACGTAACCGCTGATACCCAATTTGTTCTACGCAGGGCAGTAAACGGTGATTTGTTCACCATTACGGATGAACGCGCTGTGGAGATAATGGCCGACGTGTTCGTTTCAGCCGGCACCAAGCCAGACGCGGTTTTAGCTCGCTTGGCTATTGAAGCCCCTCGAAGGCTAGCAATCGTTCGAGGCCGGCTGTATCGAGGGGAGAGGAATACGTAATTTATGGCCGGGTTTAGGGAGTTTGAAATTTCCCCTGCGGCCATGGAGCAGGCAGGGGCCTTGGGTATAACAGGGATTGAGCTAGCTAGACTCGCGCGGTGGAGCGCGCCAGTCACGCATGCTTGGGGTAACCGCCGCAATGGGGGCTACGTGCTCCGAGTGGAGGCGGGGGTAGTAGAAGGAGTGCACACTTTGGTAACGGTGGTATCCAGCCACCGGACAGAAGAACAACGCCTGCTGGATAAAGAACGAGTTATACAGGCTATAGCTAAACACTTTCCTGACAGTAAATAACCTTGAATGCCAAGGAGGGCATGATGCAGCAGATAAAAAAACTTCCCGGAGCTAATGGCGTTCTTGTTTTGAACAAGCGACCTTTAGCGTTTCTCCCGCAGGTGATTATGCATGGGGGTCCTTACCGGAACCGATACATGACAGACCTCGACATGATGGGGTTCTGCCTGTTGGAGGTCCCCAACAGTTTTACCCAGCAGCCGGGCACATTTAGTATGCCAATCGCTGATTTCTCGGTCCCAGCAGACATTAATCGCCTGAACGCTGCCTTACTGAGGGTATACATCGAAGCTTCAGAAGGTCGCCCGGTGTATGTGGGGTGCGCCGGGGGAATTGGCCGCACAGGATTGTTCCTGTCTCTAGTGGCGAAGATACACGGAATTGCGTTCCCAATATTGCATGTGCGTGCAGCTTACTTGGGTCACGCGGTTGAGACCAATCAGCAAGAAGCTTTCATTGACCGTTACGATATTAGGCCCGTGCGGCGTGCGTTTATGTTGTATGGCATTCGCAAGCTCATGGGATTGAGTGTCACAATACCTATTTGACCCACCCCGGCATCCAGTTAGTATAGTTCTACCACCTAACCACCCAGGAAGTCGGATATGGCCCTGACAGACCCGCAAGACACTCTTGCTTTCCACACCTCACGACCGCTGACTACTTCGCGGGACTTGAGTGCGGTCCCCACTTGGAAAGTAACCCAGGCCATATCCGCCTTTATGAAGACAGACATTCAGGCCACATGCCAACCTGATACAGAGGCCCTGGTGTTTTACGGAATGAACCACGGGGTGGCGGAGATAGCCAAGAAGTTCGACCCCTACGAGCCTTTGGCCCCCGGTGCCCGAGACTTCGTCGAACAGTATTACGACATTATGAGTGAGATGGCTGTGCGTGCGTTTTACTACCTAACCTTGATATGCACTCGTGAGAGCCGTCACGTATACAAGAACGAAAAACTGTATTCGAACGTTGCGGATACATTTGGTGTGGAGTTCAGTTCGTTCAACAAGCAAATATCGGGGTGCGGTTCCACGGACGCTTACAAAAATCTCCTGGCCAGTCACATGTTAGGAGGCCTGGGGGATTACGTGAACAGTCTGAGGCACATATTCTACAATGGTAAATTTAACGGCGGTTACGGTGGCCCTGCATGGGGTCAGGTGACCGACTGTCTATGCCGCTTCGTGTCGGGTGAATTTACAGCGGAAATGATGCTGGACACCGTATGGACGCTGTCCCACAATAACGGACCGATATTCAATAAAGGTATGCTGTATTCAAAGCATAGTTCTGAGTTACTGGAAATATTGGATATTCAGCGGTCTGGGCAGATACCTGAGGCCGTGCTATCCGGTAAGTATTCCCTGCACACTCCCAGCCACCTGAGCACGAACATGACTTTGGTGAAGACGTGGAGCAACGGAACTGTCGGGGATTACATTGACTGGTTCAAGGTGGAGGCTCTCGGCTCCAACAAAAAATACCCCATGTATAAGACTGAGCAACTCCAGAAGCACGGGGCCTCTACATGGTCTACAGACGCAGACAAGATGCAGGCTAATAAGGCAGCCTTGGTAAAGGCGAAGGCCATTGCAGACGCCAAGTTTGCCGAGGAGAAGAAGGCACAATTCCTGAAAGACAATTGGGAGATTATGCCTGGGCAATACGTTCCGAAATTCAAACCCGCTAGAGCGGCGTAAGGAGACTGGGTATGGCAAAGCAGAACTGGTGGGAATTGGAGCCACAAGACGAAGAACATTGGGGGTCTAAAAGACAGCCTTCACACAAATGCTACGAAACGCACAAACCCATGCTAGTGGGGGACCATTTTATCCATGGAGGGTCGTGCATCCATCCAAAAGTGACAGACGCGCACGTATACGTAGGGTTCGACTCGGGTATGCGTCTTTCACGGAAGTCTTTGCCTTGGGTTCCGGGGCAAGACCTTTTCATCGAAATACCCGACATGGGCGTCCCGCGTAACAAGGCCGACTTCGATGAAGCCTTGCTGTTCGTGGCTGACTCGTTGAAAGCCGGTTTGAAGGTTCATTGTGGGTGCATCGGAGGGCACGGTCGCACAGGTATGTTCTTCGCGGCCCTGGTGTGCCAGATGACGGGGGAGAAAGATGCCACAACGTATGTCCGTGAGCATTACTGCCATAAGGCCGTGGAGAGCGCAGAGCAGGTTAACTGGCTGCATAAATTCTACGGCGTGAAGAAGATCACCGGGCACAAAGAGCATTCTCATGTAATGCAAGCACCCGACACTGTTTTCCATAACCAAGCCAAGAAACCAGCAAGCAAGGTTACGTCACCGTTCCCCGACAAAACCACGGCACGTCACCAGTTTGATCTACGGTCGGTGTGGAATGCCCCGAAGGGTTTGCAGCTAACTGCAAATTGACACTCCCACGCATTACTAAGACGATAGACACATAAACCAATACCTACAGGAGTTGATACAGTGGCCATAACGGTGAAAGGGGTGTCTCCACAGGAACTTCTGATACTGCTTGCCGTCGATCCACATCTAGTGGCAGAGGCAATTGCGGCAGGCGTGCAGGTGTTCGTCATGGCCAACGAAATTAGGGTCCAGAGCAAGGACGCTTCAATCAGCCTATCAGTCCCGGTGAAGATGCAACACCTGCTAGCCCTGAAACAAGGGACATTATCGGGGCTTGCTAAGCAAGCATTGCGTATGCAGGTGCAGTCCTCGATCAAACAGGTGCATGCTGCTGGCTCTGCTTCCGACCTTGTAAGCCTGGGATTGACCGATGCTGGTGGAGGTAACGTAGGATTTTACAGCCAGACGGTTAAGCCCCCCGGATACGGTAAGGGGTTAGAACCTGTAAAGGTGGCTTCTCTGGGGGAGGTAGCTAAAGCCTTCGGAGTCGGGGGTTTGCCGATAGGTCCGGATGTCGCTTTCGCATCCGCTATGACTTTGCTGAAGAAACACAAAGACATAGCTGAAACTCCAGACACAGACATTTCGGATGACGCTGCTGGTGACAAGGCGGAGGGGTCTCCTACAGCACTTTGGTCACCTGTGTCTGTTGACGCTATGGATTTGGCAGAGACCGTCAAGCTGCGGGACGCAACGCACCTGTATCAGCCGGTGAGTGCTAGTTCTTCAGGCAGCCGTTATTTTCTGATGGCTGGTAACACGAACATCAAGCTTGCGGCCCGGTATCTGCAAAGCCAACTGTCTATGCGGGTGGAAGGTGCTAACTGGAAAAAATATGGGACGGCCCTTGATAGTCTAGGTTTCGGGGCGCACCTAGCGAATGGATCAGAATACGCTTCGTTGCATTTATCAGTAGGCGACCACTTGACTGCTGCCAAGTGCTTAGGTGCCGTGTTGCTCGGTGTTGGGGCTGTGTTCAACACGAGCATACCCAATATATTTTTAATCGTGAATAAGGGCAAGTGATCAAGGAGGATCAGAATGTTAGACGCTGACACGCTACGCAGTCTGGACGTATCCGATGTTGTCGAAGTCGGCCCGCTGTTTGCCGGACTATCAACCGCTCAGGTATCGTTACACACCGCTGTTGTCGAGAAAGAAGAACCCTACACGGTAGGTTTCCTGGCCAGCTATATGGGGATACATATGGGGACCTGGGTGGCCACCATCAAAAAAGACAAGGTGGTTTGGTCCGGCATTGCAGGGGGGCAACTATCGTGAAGATGATAGAACCACTATACACCGACATGTATATGCTAGCAGACGTTGTAGGCATGGACCTCACCCGCGACGGGCAAAGACTCACCGGGAACAGCGACCAGACCGTCAAGTTCGGCAACAGTAAGCTGAAGGTCAAGTGTGCCGTGCTATCGTCACGCATCGGTCCTGACCACGTATCCATGATTGTGGAGACTATGCACGATGTCGGCCTATTTATGACAATGCCTTTGACTGGGCGGGAGGAGGCACACAACGTCTACGCAGCCATACTTAACCTACCTATGCTTCCCCAGCGGGGGTTGGGCCTGTTGGAGGCAGCGGGCGACCAGAAGGGGGCAGCACACCACCGGGCCTTGGTGAAGCCCGCTGAAGTGGCCACGTTTTTACGTCTAGGCTCCGGGGCTTGGTCTGTGCTAAAGTAGTATCCGGACAAGGAGGACCGTGCCATCATTATATTCTGGACTAGCGCGAAGACCGACTCGATAACGAAGACTATCGGGGAAGCGTTGAAGGCTATGAAGCCCAACATCCCCGAACATGAGTTCCGGCCTATCGTGGAAGGCGAAGTAGTTACTGGCGGTCCTAACGACATTGTTGTTTGTTGCGGGGCCAAGACGCTAGATATACTGAAAGCTAGTAACCTAATCCAGAAGAACCGCACCTTGGGAAGTTTGCGGGAGAAGGCCTTCAAGCCGTTCGCGGCAGGTGGCTTTTACATGATGACGTATGACCCTGGTGTCATTGCCAGCGAACCGGACAAGCGTGACCTCATTCAATACGATGTCCGTCTTGTGAAGCGTTTGATGGACACGGGCAACCTGATACCCAAGCTCGGGGACTATAGGTGGGTGTCAGACTTCTCCGACATTATAGCTCGTATCAAAGTTCTGTATACCCAGACTGGAGTCCCGGTCCCCGTATCAACGGACACGGAGACCATGGGCCTGTATCCGTATTACGAAGGCAAGGACATCCTCACCATAGGCTTTACCGTCGATAAAGGTAGGGCCGACATGCTGGTAACCAGTGACCAGTATCCCGACCCTGTCCCTTCGGGAGACCCAGACCTGATATGGGATCAAATTCGCTGGTTGCTAACTAGCCCCATGATTACGCTGCGCTTGGCCAACGGCAAGTATGACCTGACATGGATCGCAGAAAAATGGGGCATTGAATGCACAAACTTCAAGTTTGACACGGCGCTTGTTGGAAGTCTGCTCAACGAGAACAGGTCGAACGGCTTGACCACGCACACGAAGACAATGACCGATCTGGGCGGCTACGACACCGAACTGAACTCCACATATGATAAGGGGGAAATGGAGAAGATACCTGTTACTAAGATGACCTCGTATTTCGGGGGAGACTTGGACGGAACATTCCAAGTTGCAGAGGTTCTGCGGGACGAACTGCTAGAGGACGGCGAACTAGCCCGGTTCTATATCCGGGTAGTGCACCCCGCTGCGCGGGCCTTCGAAAAGCTAGAGCGCAGAGGCGTTCTGGTAGACCAGCAGAAAATGGCAGTGCTCAGCACTGAATTGGCCGTGGAGATTAAGGAATGTGAGTTAGAGGCCTTGGACCTCATTCCCCGCAGACTTAGACTAAAACACTTTGACAAGATTGCCAGCCAACGGGATCGCGGGAAAAGCCCGTTCACGCCGGCCTTAATCAAGGAATACTTCTTCACGCCTCTAGGTTTGAATTTGAAGCCTGTGATGAAGACTGGCAAGACTAATGAACCCAGCACTGCGCGTGCACATTTGAAGATGTTTGCACATAACCCCCTAGCCTCGTCCATGATTTCAGTAATGGAGCGCATGGGGTCAGCATCGAAGACCAAGTCCACTTTCGTGGATGGCTTTATGAAGCACATCCGCCCGGATGGTAAACTACATCCGACATACATGCTGTTCCACGGCGGGTTCAACGACGACGAGGAAGATGAGAGCGGGACGGTGTCGGGCCGTCTGTCATGTAAGGACCCCGCATTCCAGACGCTGCCTAAAAAGACGAAGTGGGCTAAGCGTATCCGTGAATGCTTCCCCGCACCTCCAGGCAAGGTTATTGTCGTTCTTGACTACAGTCAGGGCGAGTTGCGGGTTGTTGCCTGCATTGCCCCAGAGAAGATGATGATTGCCGCCTACGAGCAGGGGTTGGACTTGCACGCTGTTACAGGGGCCAAGCTTGGGGGCTACACATACGCCACCTTTGCCGCCCTCAAGATTTCTGATCCATCCCTATATAGTCTGATCCGAGACAAGGCTAAACCGGCCAATTTCGGACTCCTTTACGGTATGGGTGTGGAAGGGTTCCAAATCTTCTGCTGGGCCAGTTACGGGTTGGAGCTTACCCACGAAGAAGCCGAAGCCATGCGCAACGCATTCTTCGAACTCTACCCAGGCTTGATCAACTACCACGAAGCCATGCGCAAATTCGTCAGGGCCTATCAGTTTGTCCGGTCCCCTATGGGCCGTATACGCCACCTAGAGACGATACGTTCGTGGGATCGCAAGGTGGCCTCAAAAGCAGAACGGCAGGCTATCAACAGTCCTGTTCAAGCCGCGCTGACGGATATGATGATATGGGCTATTGCTGAGATTGAGGCTAATATACCGGAAGAAAAATTCGCTGTTGTTGGGATGATCCACGATGCTTTGATTGCATACGCTGATGCCACTGATTATGCTTACTGGGCGGGGCAGGCAGGGCAAGTAATGCAGCACCTCCCGCTTGGTGAATTAGATTGGGTTCCGCAGCTTGCCTTCCCGGCAGATGGGGAAGCTGGTCCTACTTTGGCATCACTTTCCAAACTGAAACTTGCGGCCTGAACCAATAAGGTGTTACCTCTGGGGCTATACATGCCCTGGAGGATTGCACCGTGTCAGACACCCCCGAAACTAACAAGCAGAAGTCACAAGTAATTCATTTCGCCAACTTGCGAAAAGACGCCATGACATCCTCCATCGGCATTGCTATGGGGATGGCTTCGGACGCCCCGCCTGCCGATCCGCCGAACGCGTCCAGGGCGATGCAGTCAAACCTGTATGAGCGTGAAGACGAGTATTCTCGGTTCTACACAGGCGGGGTGAATAACCGGGGTGTTATCGAACCGCCCTACGTGTTGCGGGTCCTTGACCGCCTATCCCAAGAGAACAACGCCCTCAGCCCCTGCATAGAAGCCATGGTGACCAATATTGAGGGCACCGGCTTCGTGTTCGAACCCGTGCACGGCAACACCACCGACGCTGTTGAGTTAATTGCTACGCAAGAATTGGTGGACTTCTTTGACGAGCCTTGGCCTGGAGTATCGTTCAAAGAAATGCGCCAGAATGTTCGCCGGGATATTGAGCGCACGGGCAACGGCTATTTCGAGGTGATCCGCAACGCCGCCGACGTGATAATGTTCATGCGCGTTGCTGACTCAAAGATGGTGCGCTGCATCAAACTGGACGACTCCACCGTTGTCACGAAGACAGTAATTCGCAGAGGGCAAGCGGTTCGGGTGAAAATATCCGTCCGTGAACGCCGGTTCGTCCAGATATTGAACGGGCGCACCCTCGTATACTTCAAAGACTTCGGATCAAGGCGGGACCTGAATAAGGTCACAGGGGTATGGGCCAAGCCTGGGGAACGGCTACCCGCAAACCTTAGGGCCAGTGAGCTATTGCATTTAACTGCACTGCCTGACGCACACACCCCTTACGGTGTCCCCCGCTGGGCCTCGCAGTTACCGTCCGTGTTGGGAAGTCGGAAGGCCGAGGAATTCAATCTGGACTTCTTCGACAATGGTGGAGTGCCGCCGATTATGATATTGCTGCAGGGCGGCGTCCTGGCCCCCGAAACCCGTAACGCTATCAACCTAGGCCTCACACAGGGGGCGAAGCGGGCCAACCGAGTGCAGGTTATCGAAGCCGAACCTACAGGCGGCTCCCTGGACTCCGCATCGAATGCTCGCATCACTGTTGAGCGGTTTGGGCACGAGCGTCAGAATGACAGCATGTTCGAAAAATATGACGACAAGTGCGAGCTTCGAGTCCGTCGAGCATTCCGGCTCCCGTCCATATTTGTGGGGACAACTCACGACTATTCGTTCGCCACTGCGTATGCGAGCTACACGGTTGCAGAAGCCCAGGTGTTCCGCCCCGAGCGAGACAAGATTGACGAAATGATAACACTGCGCGTGTTGCCCGAGATGGGTTACTCCGGTTATCGTATGCGCAGCCACAACATGCACATCAACGACGTGACTGCTCAGTTGACAGGAATAACCCTGGCTAACTCCACCAACTACGTGGCGCAATCAGAAGTCATTACCGCTGTCAACGCAGTGTGTGGGCTGAAGCTGCGTGTATCTGACGGACCCGTATTGCCGTGGCTGGTGCCGGGGACAAATCCGAATTCTGGACTGCCCCTCAGAGGCGCTGAGGCAGCCTCAAAAGTCCAGCCTACCCCCCTACCAGGGCCTCCGTCCCCAGTCGGGAAAGGCGTTACCAGCAGTCCAAAAGGGTCATCCTCAGGCACACCCCACCAACCCCCCAGGGCCACACCATCCAGAACAGCCACAACGTCCACTAAATCGGACGCAACGGACGACGAGGACACACTTGTGGATGCAGCCTTGGAAGTTGGAACCTTTGCGGCGGGCGGGACATACGCAGACAGCCTGAAGACTGGGGTTCGTAAACTTAGGGACAAGGCCAAGGACACGCACTAGAGACACGTAACCACGTGTAATGGGGCATCGACTATACCGAGCGTTTGCACTTAACTGCACGAGTGGTTGCCTAGAAGCCGGCAGTCCTGCCATAAGCACGATTGTATTTATGAGGTAGCCAACGTGCAGACCATTGGAGAGAGCCGCAAGACAGTGTCGGGAGCAGCAGCGCAAGCATCTGCCCCAACCACTGTTGCTTTCTCCAAGGCTGACGAAGAACTGCAGGTTGTTTGGGGCGAGGTGTATGCCCCAAACATCCCAGACAGCCAGGGCGACTTTATGACCGTAGAAGACGTGCGGATTATGATGTGGCGCTTTATGAAGGCAGATCGCCTGAAGAAGCTCGACACGCAGCACAGCCAGATGGATAACGGTTGCCACATCATCGAATGTTTCCAGGCGCGGGACACAGACTCAGATTTCATTCCGGGGTCCTGGGTTATCGGGGTATGGTGCCCTGATGACGTGTGGAGACTGGTGAAAAGTGGCGAACTCAACGGCTTCTCCCTGGACGGTATTGGAGTCCGTATCGAGACCGCGCTTGAGATGGACATCCCTGACTCCATGGAAGGTGACACCACCGAAGTGGCAGGTCACGCCCACAGGTTTGTGGTGAAGTTTGATGCTGACGGCGGGTATCTCGGGGGATACACGCTGCCGGGCGGAACTGATGGACACGTGCACCGCATCATAAAGGGAGCGGCAACCGAGAAGACGGGCGACCATAGTCACAGGTTCTCATTTGTTGAGGGTATCATAAATGGCTAAGGTTCTCGTGGACGTGACTAGATTGGCTGGCACCGACGTAGCTCGGGTGTCTCTGGTGAAACACAATGCGACACGCATCCCGTTCCGCATTACCAAAGGGGAAGACGATATGATCGACTTGGCGCAAATTGGACGGTCGCTTTTCCGCAAGGCGGATGCTCCCGTTGCTGTTGCTTCCGTCATGCTTTCGAAGACCGCAGACGTGGCCAGTATTGTCGAGGTCCTGAAGGCGCAGGGCTTCAACATGGACACCCAGACCGAGGTTGACGACGCGTGGGTATACGCCCAGCCGGGTGTTGTCGCCGGTTCGCGCTCTGGCGTGCTGAAATGCAACGACGATGTGGCCTTTATCGTGTCTGGTCTGGCCAATGTCCCGCAGGCCGTGACCAAGGATTTCCAGGCGTGGAACCTCGAAAGCACGAACTTCACCGAAGTCCTGAACACCAACGGGTTCTATCCGGCAGTATACATGGCCATGGAGTCGGTGGCGAAATGTGTATCCAATATTATGGACGACGCTGCTGACCCAGCCGAAGCCCAGGCTATGATCTCCACCACCTTCGACGACGCGAAGGCGTATATCTCGGGCATACTTTCGGGCATCCCCGTCACGGCGTTCAAGGCCGATTCCGCGTTGCAGAAAGCCGCCAAGGCAGTTGTAACGGTAGATGCGGTTGCAGAAGTTGCGAATGGTGACGCCACCCAGACTGAGGCCACTACCGAGGCCGTCACGGAGGTCACCAAGGCCGCTGCCGACGCCTCCGCTGTGGCTGATCCTGTGGTTGATGCCGTGGTCAAGGAAGACGACCCGGTCCCCGCCGTCACAGACGCCAAGAAGGCCGATGACGCTGCTGTCATGGCTGCCGGCATGCAGGCCCTGCAAGCCAGTGTGGACGCCTTCAGCGCCCGCATTCTAGCCGGCCTCGACGAAGTCAAAATCACGGTCACCGATTTGGATGCTCGCGTCCAGAAAGCTGAAGAAGCCGTGAATGGAACAGTGGTGGTTGACGCTACGGGGGACAAACCCGGACGGACGACCACGCGGGCAACGAAGGGTGACTCCGGACCCCCGCCACTTCTCGACACCGCCTTTGCTCGCGTAGCCTAAATCTCCAATCAACCTTGACGAAGGAACACCCCTCGCATGTCAACCAATGAAAGCCTTCTGAGCAAGGCTGATATCGTAATGGCCGACCTCGTTTCGAACGGCGGTCAGCTTAACCCGGAGCAGGGCGCGAGCTTCATCCGTCGCCTGATCAAAGCCCCGACCATGATCAAAACCTGCCGTGTCGTTGAAATGAACGCCTCGTCCCGCAAGATCAACAAAATTGGTTTCGGCAACCGCATTCTGCGCTCCGCAACTTCCGGCACCGCTCTTACTGCAAACGGCTCCAACAGCACTGTCCTCGATGGCCGCGCCAAGCCGACCACCGACCAGATTTTGCTGACCACCAAGGAGCAGATCGCGGAAGTCCGGCTCCCGTATGACGTGCTGGAAGACAACGTCGAACGCGCCGCCGCCGCAAACAACGAAGTCGCCAACACCGGCCCCGGCGGACTGCGCCAGACCTTCATCGAACTGATTGCCGACCGTGCCGCCCTGGATATGGAAGAACTCGGCCTGCTGGCCGATACCGCCTATACCAACGCGGGTGACACCGACGATCAGGCTTACCTCGCCCAGCTTGACGGTTGGTTGAAGATAGCCGGTGCTTCCGGCCACGTGGCCGACCAAGCCAACGCCACCGTGAGCAAGGCCGTGTTCAAGTCGGGCCTGAAGAACATGCCCAACCAGTTCCTGCGGGACCGCACTGCACTTACCCACTACGTGTCTGTGAACAACCTTACCGAATACCGCGACACCCTCGCGGATCGTGCGACCTCGCTGGGCGACGGCAACATCACCGGACTCCTGCCGGCGTATGCCCACGGTTCGCCCGTCGAGCAGGTTGCCCTCATGCCGGAAACCACCGGCTTGTTCTGCAACCCCATGAACCTGATAATGGGCATTCAGCGGCAGGTGTCGATGGAGTTCGATAAGGACATCTCTTCGCGGGTGTATATCATCGTGCTGACGATGCGCCTGGACTTCAAGGTTGAGCAGCCTGATGGTCTGGTGAAATACACCAATATCGCTGCTTCCTAATTCTCGGATTAGGTGCTACGCTACGAGGGCCGGGGGAAACCCTGGCCCTTTTGTTTTATCCGGCACAGGTAGGAGACCGAAAATGCCAGTTTTGAAACTGCTTCCGTCAGGCCCCGCAAGTTATTCCGTTATGGGCAGTAAGTTCATGCGGGGGGTGGAGCAAGCCGTAACTGATGACATCGCAGCCTACATTGAAAACCCCGACAACGGTGCAGCGGACTTCTTCCGCGTGGATTACCGCCGTGACCATCCTGCAGCCGCACCGAACATTATGCAGTCCTCGGACGCCGAGGCATACGGTGCCTTGGCAGGTTCCAACCGGGCATCCGCTGCCCCCCAGCGTATGACCGTCCAAGAGGCTGTGGACCTTATCTCCCCGGACGATGATGATGCCTACGACGAGCAGGGCATCCCCACCCTGGCAGCCCTCAGCAAGGCCGCTGGCTATGGGGTAACGGAGGAAGAACGGGACCGTGTGTTCCGCAAGAAAGCTCCTTCGTCGGGTGCGCGCATCATCCGCAAGAAGGCAACCGCCCCAGACCCCACCACAGACGGCGCGAAGGACATCTAATTATGCGACTAGCACTGGTGCAAGACTTGCTGGATGAGTTGGGTTACGACTCCAATCTGGTAAATATAACGAAGGCTGTAGGCGCTGCTCTGGATACCGCAACGGCACGTCTTGCATCAGTGCTGCGCACAGACTTCAGACAGGTGTCCATTGTGGATATGTTCTACGTAAACGAAATGACCAGGCTGTCTCAGGGGGCGGGGTTCTACACCAAGGTATGCCTAAGCCACGGGTTCTTGACAGCATCGCCCGCTCTAGTGGCCTTGGCTTCTTCAAGCATGCCTGACATTGCCTCTGGAAACACCGTCAACGTAACGTCTCAAATGTTGCTTGCGTTGGAGAAGGGCGTGGCCTTGGATGCGTATACCGATTACACGCAGAAATGGCTAAGGTTCACGTATACCAAAGGTTTCCCTGTTAGTGGCGGGGATGCTTTGACATACGATACGACAGTTGTCCCCAACTGGTTGCAGATAGCTGCAAAACTGCATGCCAAAATGAGCCTAGTGTCTAACCCGTCTTTGGAAGACGCCAAGATCAGTATGGACATTAAGGCCATACAGCGAGAGTTCACGGACGTTATACACGGGCATCTGCGCTATGCTCCCGATTGCATTACCCCAGTGTTGTCATCCGTGGGAGATAGCATGGTGCAGCCCACAGCGACCTCAGCCCTGGCGGTCCCGTAACTATGACCCCTAGCGGCCTGTCCGTAGCCTATCGTGGACGGACTTATGAGAACCCCGGTGCGGGCCTG